AAGCTAGCTATGCAAAGCATTACCGATCAAACCAAGACTATTGCGGCTGCTGCGCCAAAAATCGTTACGGATGTAGATGAAATATAAATTGTATCAGTTTTGTCACACACAAAATAAAGTTGTTCCGGTCGAAGATGTTGTAAGAGAAAGGTATGCCAGAGACTTGTTTATACAAGACGAAATGGAGCCTACTCGCAATCCTCTCAATCCAAAAGAAGTTTACACAAGCAAAGCAAAATTAAGAGCTGCTTACAGGGCGGCTGGAGCCGTAGAAGTAGGAGATGCTTACGAAAAGGGCTATGTGCCAGACAGGGAGTCAGGTGCTACCGAACGTAAACTTGTCCGACAATTGAAACAACAAATGATAGATAGGTATAGAAATGGTTAATGACACGGAAAGTACAGAGATCGTAGCAGAGAGAAATGAAGCTCCTATGAGCATTAGGGATCGCCTGCAACAAGAACTATCTGAGGAACTCACAGAGGATAGCACCGCAGACGCAGATAGTGTAGAGAGTGACGAATCCGACGACAGCTCCACTGAGGAAGCCGACGATACAACAGAGGAAGTTGCGCCTAAACATGTTTTTGCCCCTCCAGCAGATATGAACGCCCTTGAAAAAGAAGCATTTTTGTCTCCTTCAGCCGAAAATACACACGTTATTCAAAACTATTTGAATCGTAGAGCTTATGAAACTCGAACGCAATACGATAAAAAGATGCAAGAGGTTAATCAGCTTAAATCGCAGCTAGGCTCTCTTTATGAGTCTGTTCAGCAGTATGAAAATGATTACGCTAAAGACGGAATCTCTATTGCAGACATAACAAAAAGATCAATTGCATGGGATAAAGCTATGCAAAATAATCCTGTATCCGCCGCTAGGGAATGGCTAGAAAGCTACGGTTTAACTGTTGATGACCTGCTAGAAGGCCAAATGCAGTACGAACAGCAAGGGCAACAACCACAACAAACGCAACAATCACAATATCTTACACGAGAAGAAGCCGAAAAGATTGCAGAGGAGCGTTTTCAGTCTGCACAAGAAAACCAACAAAAAAAGGCACTTGAATACTATAACCAACAGGTTGTAAACTCATTTACAGCAGCCAAACCATTATTCAAAGACCCTGAAACGGCAGCCCAACTCGAAGCAGAGATGGCCCCTGTAGTCCAGGCTCTTACAAGTACAGGTAGGTACAGCTCCGCAGAGGAGATCCTTGAAACCGCCTATAACTATGTGGTTAATGGCAATCCGACTTTCTCCAGCCTAAATAGTCGTTTGGCTGCTCAGTCGGCAATGGAAAAAGAAGCGGCAAAGGTTCAAAAGGCCAAAGCTGCAAGTAAATCAGTCACTGGCTCCGCAGGTAGTGGAACTCCCAGAATAGCAAGTAAAGATATTCGGGATAATCTACGCCGTCGAATGGTCGGAGAGTAACAGTAGGTTATCCCATAATTAGGGATAACAAATGGCAAACTTAGAAGAAGCAATTGTTGCGACCCTGTTTGACCAGTCTGATTCCATAGCTGATGAGGTTCTTCACCACAATCCGCTATTGGCAACACTGGACGATCAAGGTCTTGTTCGCAAAGTTTCTGGAGGCTATGAGCTTCGGAAACCTATCATGTATAACGATGCTGCCGTAGGTGGATTTTACCAAGGGTATGACTCGTTTGACCTCTCAGCAATCGACGATGCTACTGCATTTCGATTTGCTATTAAGCAAGTATATGAGCCAGTAGCTATTAGCGGTCGTGAAAAGCGAGCTAACCGTGATGATGCACAGCTTCTTGACCTTGCTGAGATGAAGATGAAAGCAGCTATTTCTCGATTGAAGAATACTGTTGGAACTTCACTCCGAGGTGATGGAACTGGATCTGGTGGACTTGAGTTTGATGGTATTAAGAAAGCAATTTCTACATCTCCATCTTCAGGAACATACGGAACAATAGATCGTTCAACAAACGTATTTGCAAGAAACCTTGCTGTAGGTGCTACTCTTGACGCAAATAATGTTCAAGAAACAATTACAGATACTATTTCGCAAATCGTTCGAGGTGATGAGCAAGTTGATCTAGGGCTTTGTGATAGAACTGCTTGGAAGTTTCTACACAGCTCCCTTACAGCCATTCAGCGTATTCAAGCTCCAACAAAGAAAGCTATCGGAGGTTTCCGTGCCCTTTCTTATGATGGTGTAGATTTCGTGTTTGATGGTGGTTATGGATCTGCTGTTCTTGAGTCTAATTCTTGTCGATTGCTCAATACTAAGTATTGGACATTTGACATGATTCGAGGAGCTGACTTCAAGCCTCTACAACCACAGATGGATCGTCCTATCGACCAAGATGCTTTCTTCACGGTAATTATCGTAGAAGGTAACTTGTGTTGTGCGGCTCCTGCTTTACAAGCTGTAATTGCACCATAAGGAGAAGTGAAATATGTCAAGTCAAGGATTTGGAGTTAATCCAGGAAAAACATACACAACAACGGATCTTCCTCTTCCAGTAGGAGTAGGATCGGTTGGAAAGACACCAGACGGTACTTGGATGTTTGTTCAAGCCGATGGAGCTATTGACCAGTACGCTGCTGTAGTTATCAGCGATGATGGACAAGCTGCAATGGCTACAACGACCAATGCAGGTTCTAATAGCTTGCAAGTAGGTATCGCTCAGGTAGCTGCTGCTAACGATGAGTACCTTTGGGTATTCGTCGGTGGTGTTGGTGGTGGTGGAGTAGGAAGCGGAATTAAGGTTAAGGCCGCTGCTTCATACGCTGCTGATGCAAACCTACAAACTACAGCTACCGCTGGTGTTGTTGACGATGCTTCCACTACGCTCATTAAGAACGTTGTTGGGCTTACAACACTCGTTGGAGCTGGAACAGTTGAGGTTAAAACCACTGGCTACATGTCAGTAAACTAACCTACTTGGGGAGGGGAGCAATCCCCTCCCAATTATTTTCGAGGCAATAATGGCAAGCGATTTTACACCTTCTAACCCTGGCGCTTTATTCTCAGCGTCAAAACTAGCAACAGTCACACCAAGCGATTCTACAGACCTCGGTGCTGTAAGAGCTTTATTTGTTGGTGGCGCTGGCGTTATCAATGTATTGGCTCAGGACGATACATCTCCAGTACAAATTACAGTGCCAGCCGGTACGCTCTTGCCAATTTTTGCAAGCAAAGTTTACTCAACCAGCACAACAGCAACGCTTATTGTAGCAATGTACTAATATGTTTATTGGCGTAAAGGGTCTAAGTGTTGTAGGTTCGGCGGTCGGCAACATAAGCGGCCCTGGCTACGATTCCGATGCTGAAGCGTATATTGATGCTGTTGAGTCAGCCGATGGTGAAGCGTTAGAGACCGAGGTAAAAGAAGCTTACAATAATTTCTTTGTCGGGTTGAAGGACGACGGGTTACTCGCTGATTTATCTGCATGTTGTCTCTTGCTAGGCGCTCGCACTATAGCTGGCGCACTCACACCGCTAGTTCCTTCAATGCCTACGCCGACCAACAACAACTTTGTTTCGGGCGACTATAGCAGGACTACTGGCTTAAAAGGTGATGCAAGCACCAAGTACCTGGACACTAATTTGCTCGCAAACGCAGACGGTCAAGACGATTTTCACTTGTCAGTTTACGAGACTGAATTACACAATACTGGCGGTGGAACCGCTGGTATTCTCGGTTACACGGATTTTCCAGGTTCGAGTAACGCCGCGCAAATTGTTTACCGCTACAACAGCCTCTTTATTCAACGAGCAAAAGACAACAACTCAACACAGCTCAACCGAGGTACAGTTACAGGATATTCAGGCATTGTCAGAAGTAATTCAGCTAATTTTGACTATCGTTATCCGGGCGGCACGGGCACTATTACCGGCACCAGCACGCCAGCACCGAGCGCTAATATGTTCGTGTTTGCGAATAACTTGCCGGGAACTGGCGCTTATATTCGAGCAAATTGTCGTGCTACATTTTATTCTTTCGGTGCGGCAATAACACTCGCAGACCTCGATAGTCGGGTTTCGACGTTGGTTACTGAAATAGGAGCGGCATTGCCATGACGTTAGAAGATTTAATTCCAGACTTGCCGCTTTCGTATGCACAAGGGACAACATACGGCTTAGTCTTTGCCATTGATCTAAAGATGCGGCTTGATGAAATACAGCAAGAGCATCCCCCAGTAAATTATGCAACACCTGTCGCAACGACAGATGGGCGTTATGTTTTACACGGAGATCTCTTGAGTGAGGTAGGGCCCAATGGCATGTTCGGCGGTACTTTTTCATATTTGGATCAGTCACGATTTAATGAAGTCGAGGTAATTGATTGGAGTGCAGCACAGGCGTTATTGCCAGTAATTGACCCTATATAAAAGGGTTGTCGCAAAATGAGGGGTAAAGTAGGTTATAAACAGAATATAAACCTATAAACCAAAGGATTTGTTTATGGCACAAGTAGATTGGGCAAGTGTAATGAATGGTAATAGCCAACCCAAGAAGCGGTATAGTGGGGCTAATATCAAGTTTTTTTATGCCTACAATGAAAACCGAGAAAAGTCATTGGCGGAAGGACGGCCAATTTTTGATGAAATACCAAGCATAAGCATTCAGTGGCCTGGAGGAGATGAGACTGTAAGACGTATCGAACAGCGAGACATTTTAGAATACCCAGAGCTATATGAACGATTCAAAGCTGGCAGTGAACCTGTAACAGAGGGAACTCCACTAGCAGAGTGGGCTATGATGAGTGGTTCTGCGCTAAGAGAGCTTAACTATCTTGGCTTTAAGACCGTAGAGCAATTAGCTGCTGCAACTGATGACGTTAAACGTCGCATTGGCCCTTTGTCTAAGCTAGTTACTGCTGCAAAAGACTGGCTAGATGCTGCTGGTTCGGATCAGAATGAGGTAGTCAAAATAAAGCAGCAATTGGAAGCCGAAACAGCGAAGCGGCTAAAGCTCGAAGAAAAAATGGAGTTATTGTTGCAAAGAATTGAAGCTAATGAGGGAACCGATTTAAGGCCAGTACGAAAGCAAATAGCAGAAGAAATGGAAGCTCCGGTGGTAGAGGAGCCTGTAAAAAAACGAGGTAGACCGAAAAAGCAATGAGTTTATCAACGGTAATTCAAAATGTAGCAGACGAAGCAGGGTATACTGTTAGCAGTAGTGTCATTGGAGCTACTGATACGACTACAAAACAGCTTCTTGCTATAACTCAAAGAATTAGCCGGGAAATGTTTGAGCAATACCCCTGGACGAAATGTTATGCGTCGGGGTCAATTACTTTAGTGGCAGGTCAGGCG